TTTTGATAAATTGTAATTATTTTTGGTTTTATCACGGTCATAATCATTTTTTATAAAGTTAAGTGTAGCTGCGCAAAATTTTTGTCACAACTTCTCATTATTTTTGACACAAATTTTCGGAAAATATTTTCGGAATTTAATACACGAAACGGAGGGATTTTTGCCCTCCGTTTTTTTGACATTTAAGATGATAATAACGCTACTCTTCAATGTTGGTTACAATGACCTGTTCTTCGACTTCTACCTCTTCCTCCGGAAGGGATGCAATCTGTTCCTGAAGCTCATTGATTCTGTCACGTACCTTCTGACGCTCTTCGCTTAATGCCTTGAAGTCATAAGGTATCTCTTTTCCCATTTTCTCATATTCCATGCATTTTGTCACCTTCCAATCTCCGATTGGTGATGATGTGCAAGTGAGACTATTTTCCAAGTCTCTGATTTCTTGTTCCATTCTCTGTCTCTCGTTCATTGTTATATCCTCCTTCAATGAATGGCTCTATAAAGAGCTCATCAAACAGCTTGTCCATGTTCTTCAGAGTGGTATATGAATCATAGTGTGCTACACTTCCACGCCATGAATTATATGCACATCTGACATCCTCGAATCCTATCTCTCCCTGATCCAGTTTGATACGAAGCTTTTTGAGCTTCCTTCTCATCCTGGTAACGGAGTCACGGCTCACTCTCTGAACCACTTTTCCTGTGTCTGTGAGACTATATTTGATTTTGAGGAATGTGAAGCCTTTGGACAGCTTGATTATCTGTGTTTTCTTTGCATTGATGAAAAGTCCAAGCTCATCACATATCTGCTCGATTTCCTTCAGGAGCTGCTTCAGGTACTCCTTGTCTTCATGAATAATATAGATGTCATCCATATATCTTCCATAGTATTTCATGCCCTTCACAATCTTACAGTAGTTGTCTATTCTTGTAGGATAAAACACTCCTGATATCTGTGATATTTGACTTCCAATACCAACGGATTTTTTCATGAACTTCTGACCTGTCAGTTCCTCTTCATCTATCTTCGCATACTCAAGCGCATTGTATAAGGTATTGAGGCTCTCTTTGTATTCTTCGTCTGTCATATAGGAAACATCTATCTTGAACGTGTCTATCAGTTTCTCAACGAAGCTCATGGTCTCTGTGTCACCAATCTTGTTTCTCATGGCTTCGATTAGTGGCTCATGATTGATGTTATCGAAGAATTTACTAAAATCAATGAGAAGAATGTATCCCTCATTGCTCTTGTGCTTTCGGTAGTATCTATGAAGGTGTGTGCTTAGTCTCTTCCTTGCGAAGTGTATTCCTTTTCCTTCCATAGATGCTCCATTATCATATATCAGATACCGTTGAAGTTCCGGTATAAGCACATTATCACATACCGACCTCTGGACTACTCTGTCAGATATGTGCATTGATTTTATATGTCTTGTCTTGCCTCTTTCACTCAATGAAAACTCATAGAAGTCCTTCTGTTCATACGTTCCATTAGCAAGTTCTTTCTGTGTGTGATTGATGTTCCTTAAAAGGTTCATCTCATATCTCTGTACCGACTCTTTCCATGCAGTACCCTTCTTTGCCTGTCTGAAGGCATCCAGGAGAGCATTGGCATCATATACAGATTCCATATCTTTCATATTTGTTACCTCGTTCCTAGCGTCACCAGACGTATCTGGACGCATCAAGATAATTGTTTACCTCTCGGAAGGACAAGCTTTCCTTTCCTGTCTGGTATATCGGCGCGTAGCCTACACATAGTATAACGACACGAAATCGGGCGAACACAACCCTCGGCGGAAGCGTTATTATTGTTACTATTACCATTATTGTTACAATTAGCGAACGCCGAAGCCGACACAACGGCACTAAGAAGTTGCGACTGAATACAAAGCTTGCCCTATATTATTATTTTTTGCTCTCCCTGATTCTCTTCAGGATTTTGTTGTCACTTTTTCTCCAACCTTTAAGGAGTGCGATCTCTTTCTCAATCATATCCACATACCGCATGTACTTCTGTGCATCGACTGGAATAATTGATATGATGTACTGCATCTCTTGGAGCAGCTGCTCACAGTTTCCTATGGCATGGTTCTGAAAGTTTCTCCTGTCATGGAACTCTTCCTCACTCATCGGATATATCGTGTTTGCCTGGGTGATATTCATTATCATGCTGTGGCAGATGTTGAGTACATTGTTTCTCATCTTGTCAATGAGCCACATCGGGTATTCCTCCACGATGCTTCCACACATACCATACTTCTCTACCATTTCCTGAATTTTTTTCGTATCCTCCGGCTCCATGTTACTGATTCCGTACAGTGATTTCACGGTTCTCACTTTATCCTTCACTCCGAAGTCCCTTAAAAGCAAGAGCGTGATTTCTCTCCGCAGCTCTGTCGCATTATGGAAGAACTCCAACTCCGACAATGCCCTTTTGTTTTTTAATACAGACACATCATCTCTCCTTTCGCTCCATCCGCCCCCATGAAGGGGGCAGATTCACCGATTACCCGATCAGGAAATACGGGCGAACACAACCCTCGGCGAAAGCGTAACTACCGTAACCAAGACCATTAACGTTACAATAAGCGAACGCCGAAGCCGACACAACGGCACTAAGCCAATACCACATTCTTCCGCCACCATGTCCCTGTCCTGCGATTTTCGCAGCCGGATTGTGTCTGAACAGATTAAACTGTGTGTTACGCTCTCCTGTATCGAAAAAGGAAGAACTCAATACTGTCGAACCATAGAGCTGAATTTCACTCATCAGGCTCAATAATGTATCTGTCCACGCCCAGTTGTTCGAGTAACCGACATGTCCTGCTCCTGCGTTTGAATTGCCTGTTGTAGCAACACTGTTGGTGAGCAGTGACCTGTGTGTTATTATATGATTTTTTAGAGCTGTTTGCAAGGCTGTAGCGTAAATTGGAAGTGTTGTTGTCACCATTTTTGAACCTACATATCCGCCTGTTGTGACATTAGTATCATTCATCTTTGCTGTGGTCTTGAAGCAGTCCTTTGGAACAATGACCGCATGATGCTTTGATACTGCTGTATCACCATTTAGAACAAATGTATCTAAGTCTGCAATCACGCATCTGACTGTCTCTGTTCCACCAATAGAAGTGTTAATTGATACATCAAAATAGTCACCGATGAATAGATCACTGAATGTTCCATCTGAAATCATTGCACATATCTGATCCACTGTGTAGATGTTTGTCAGGTTCTTCCCTCTATAGATTGCATTGTGACTTCCTGCTCCATTTACAAGCATCTTGTCCATTTGATCCTTCAGGTACTGGTCATTTCCAAGAAGCTGCTCATGTCTTGAGTTCCACTGGTCACAGTGTCCTGGTGTCTTTGTTGTCATTGCTTCCATTGCTGTGTTGAATTGTGATGTTACCGCTAAATTTGCCATTATTTAGTCCTCCCTCTTAATAATTATCTTCGATTGTGAATGTTGTCTCTGTCTCATCCTTACCTTTACGAAGGAAGTTAGAGAATGCAATGACATCACCCTCTGCATCAATCAGAGCCATCTCTGAAATCTCGGTACCAACAAGTTCATCCTCTTCCAGTTTGATTGTATATTCATAACTGGTATCAGATGTCTTTGCTGATGAAGTGTACTCCTTACGAATCACCTCATGATAGAGTTTCACATTATCTGCAAGTGGTGTGATGATGTTTCCACTTGCATCCACTCCTCCTGATCCAAGAGCGATCCATTTTGCCTTGGCAAGTTTGCCTGTTGTATGGCTTGCTTCAGCCATCTTCTGTCTTCTTACTTTTGTGATAACATTCTTCATATCACGCTACCTCCTGATTCTCAATCCCATCCAGAAAAATCTTTCCATCCAGAGTCCATGTTCCATCCAGATAATGAAGATCAAATCCAATGATGATTGTGTGTTCATATGCATCCACTATCTTACTGCCATCTGTTAGCCAGGAGCCATTAAGATAGAATAGATTATGTTGATTGTGCCATCTTACTTCTTTTATGCTTTCTTCATGCGTGACAGATGCTCTGAAGGCATCCTTGCGCTTGAAGTCTGTTCTGTCTGTATTCATCAGAACACTTCCGTCTAGCATCCACGTTCCATCCGTCTTCTTATACTCATAAAAGAAAGTCGGCAATGAATACTCTTCAGACTTTGTTACCTGTTCCTCTTGCTCCTCTATCTGTACGGTGTAAGAGCCTTTCACGTTTCCACTCTCATGTGGAAAGTTCAAAAATCCTTTGTATCTGAATCCGATTTTCACCGGATAATTGCTGATGCTGCTGTCTAGCATATACTGTCCATCTGTATTCCAGTGTCCGTCAGTCTTCCTATATGACCAGTAGAAGATTCTCCACCAATAGTCTACCCTGGAACCAGTGGAGTGTGGTTCATGGACAGCCAGACTATACCTAAATAGATAATTGTCCTTTGCTCCAACCTCTTTGACTCTCCTGACCTCTTTCTTCAGTATTGCTGTTGACACTGGATGCTCGTCATCCACACTCATATTATTGACAATATAGAACTCCGCCCATCTGTCTTCGAGTTCTCCTGCTTCTAGGTTACGGCTTCCATCCAGAATCCATGATCCATCTGTTTCATAATAGACACGACCATTCAAGACATTAGCCATAATCTTCTCTGGGTTCGGATATCCAAGAGCCTTCACTGCAAGTATCAGTCCTGGATCAGTTCCTCCCAGTCTGCACACCTCTGTGTAGTTTGCAATCCTGCTCCTGAAGTTTTCATCCTCTTCTCCTGTGTATTTGGTCAGCTTCCTATCTGCTGCATGTACTGGTAGCATCTCAACATCACAGGTTGCAAGCATTGTCTGCTCACGTGCCTTCTCGATGCTCTCCATTCCATCATCAAAGTATTCTCCCAAGACCTTAAAAAGCTTGTACCATTGATTCTTGCTTTTCTTAATCTTCTTGAATGGTGATGTGAGCAGGTAGTACATATAATCACAAAATTTTTCAAACATGATTATGCACCTCCCACATTCTTCACTATCACCTCAATGCCTCCAAGCATTATGACCTTTCCCTTGTCCAGTTCTATGTCTCCATCAGGAGAACTGATTTCTGCCCTTTTGTATGTCTCGATGTCGCTCTTCAGGGCATATCTGATATCATCCATATACAGACAATTCAGTTCTTCTCTGGAACTAAGCTGCATAAACTTCTCAATGGTCTTTTCTGCTGTCTGCTGAACTCCATCCGTGGATGCATCTTTTGCAATGTACAGTGTCAGCTTGATATCCACATTGACAATCGTGGATGACTTATATAAGAAGTCATCATAATTTCCCTTCAGGTATGCTGTTGCATTTTCTACCTTCTTAAGCAGTTCCTGTGTGGCTTCGCCTGATGTACTTGTGATGATGATATCCGTGGTTCCCTGACCTCTTGGATGCTGTGCATCCACTCTGACATCAAGAACACCACTCACCTTCTTTGATACATTTATCAGTTTTTCCTCTGTGGTTCTTTCTGCCAATTCAGACCAGGCATCCTCTGCCCTGGTTCGTAAATCTTCCATGTCTTCGATATCTGCTCCCTCTTCATATAGCCATCCCTCTTCATTGCTTACAGAGACAACTCCGTCAAGGTGAATCATTGATACTGTTATCTTCCCAGTTGAGACATTGTATCCTGTTCCAGGCGATTCAGCCTCAACAAGTACCTTTCCACTCTTTTCTCCTGCTCCTATGACAGTTGTATCAAGCACATAGAACTTCAGCTCTGGTGCTAGAATATAAATAGTACAAGCCAAAATGAGAAATTCCAAATACATATTAACATGGTACAATAGAGACATGCT